CTGTGTTTGCATTGATTGCTACTGTAACTGGATTGGTTATTGGTAGTATGGAAATTGCGCCTGGTATTTGTCAGGTCGATCGTTTGATTGATGGCATCATTGTCACTGAGATCCGCGAATGTAATCCAGGAGAAGAATAATGAACCACCAAGTTCTCGTTGTTCCCAAGTCACACAAAGCAAAGAACAGACTCCATAATTTAATGGACTCTGATCCTATTGTAACGGTGCAACAAAACCACGAAACAAAGATGTTTGTTGCTTCTTCCAACAATAGGAACTTCTTCTGGATCGAGAAGCAAAACGATCCAAATTGGACCATTGCACCTATTCTCTAATGTCAAACATCACAGAGGCAAATCAACACGACTGGTATGACTTCTGGCACTGTGAAGATCATGAAACGTTTCAGTCTATCGTAGTCCAGGACAAACCAGAAGAACAACATGTCATGAATGTGCTAGGTGATTATGATATTACCTACACACAACAAGGTTATCAACTGTACTACAAAGAAGCACCAGTAGCATGGTTCGATAACATCCAAGACGTTTTCTCTCACATCAAGGAGATCATTGAAGAATGAACTACTACACCGACAACATTCAAATCGAAGAACTCTATCGTGATGATTCACTGAATGAGTTAATCAATGATTCTGATAACTATTGGATGTTCTCTTCCAATTCTAATTCAGAAGGATATGGAGAAGATCTAACAGAAGATGAGATCAAACGTCTTCTTCAGGAGGAGTGATGAGTTATTCAATCATCTATCATTCTACTCTTGGTTCTACAGTGGTTGCAGAGTATGTTGATGAACAAGATGCTCTTGATGAATACAATTATAGATTAGGACATTGGGGAGAACCAATCAAAGATGATCTTTCGTTAGTATTATGGGATGATAATAAGATGGAGATTGTAGAGGAATGTGTGTGGAAAAGTGATTAGAAATTGATAGTTTTTTCACAGGTTTTTTCCACAGGTTTTCGTTAATCTGTGGAAAACTTTTATGTGGACGCGGAGTAGTGATAGTAAGGGTTTTCGTGTATGAGTTCGTGTATTATGGGGTGTTTATTCGTGTATAAATAAAAGGTTAAAAAAATATAGTTAAAAGGTTTATTTAATTCGTGTATTTGTTCGTTTTCGTGTATCTTATACCCTTATAGAATGTCTCTTTAATCGTTGTAAGAATACACTAGAGAAATACTTAAAGGTTCTCATAAACCCCTCCAGGTCTTGTGACCTAGGCGTGCGTGCTATAAGAAACGCTTATCATATAAGAACCGCTGATATACTCCCAGACCTGTGGAAACTGTGGAAAAACCTGTGGAATCTGTGGAAAACTTCGTGTATCCTGTGGAAAACTCCCAGATTCTCATAAGTATAACTTATCGGAGAATCTCTGAACTATAAGAATATCTTATAGCAGCAGATTGCGCCGACTATTTTATATTTTTATATGAAAGATATGCTACTTGGATATATCTAACTTGCCCACGATTACCCTACCAGAATATAAAGAACCTGTCAACCACTCTTATACATTAGCAATTCTTATGTTTCAATTTGTGACCTTTCTGGGATCGGGCGGGCGGTATGGTAGACTAGAGGTAGAACCTAATTTTGGAAATATTTCATGGCAGGTTCCGTGACGACCATTTCATCAACAGGGTTACCCCACCCCTCATCTGATTACAAGTAATCTACAGGCCATCCGACCCGATCGCGACCCCTAGTGGACAGTTTGAGAAAGTGGCACAAGTGGCGGGGATCCGCCCAGAAATGCCCTATATTTCTATCAGTCAAGCGGTTCCGACCCATGCTCAAGTTCTCCAAGGGTAACGCCAAACTAGGCAAGCAGACCCTGATCTTTAATCTACCAGCAGGCAAGACCTGCCCAGGCGCTTCCCTTTGCAAGGCGTTTGCCGTCAAAGGTGCTGACGGGCGCACAAAGGTTCAGGACGGTCCTGAGACCGCTTTTAGGTGCTTTGCCGCCAGTTCTGAGGCGCAGTATCCTGCGACCTTTGCCGCCCGTGCTGAGAACCTTGAAACTATTGTGCAGGCGCTGCAGGATGGCGGCGTTGATGCTGCCGCCGATCTTATAAACAACGGCATCCAAATTAACCGCACAAAGCATACGAAACTGGTCAGAATTCATGAGTCTGGTGACTTCTTTAACCTTGCCTATTTGATCGCTTGGGTTAAAGTTGCAGAGCAGAATCCTGACCTTAAGTTCTATTGCTACAGTAAGTCTCTCAATCTCTTTATAGATCGCGCCTGGAATCATCGCGCATTCCCTACTAATTTCTACCTAACTGCATCTTATGGGGGTAAGTTCGATCACCTGATTGATGAGGGATTCTTTACCCGTTACAGCAAAGTAGTGATGAATGATAAAGAAGCAGAGGATCTTGGGTTGGAAGTTGATCACGACGACTCTCACTGTTTCGGTAACAAACCCTTTGCACTTCTTGTGCATGGCACTCAACCTAAGGGATCAATCGCTGCCGCTAAGTTAAAAGAACGCAAGGCACAAGGTGCCTTTGGAGGTTATAACTCTAAGCGTAAATTAGCAGTCGCTTGATTGTTAATTAGTCGTCCTCAACTTCGTGTATTCTTCACTCAAAACCATGGCAATCTTCACTCAAGAACCTCAAACAACAGGCAATCTTTTCTGGATTGTTTATACTTCTCCTTATAAAGAAGGGTATCGTTACCAATCTTTTGAGACTAAAGAAGAAGCAGATAGGATGATAGAATTCTATGCAACTTGTGGGACCTCCGCTACACTTATGGGATGAACAGTTAGTATAAAGAACCTCTGAAATGTTGCTGACGAAGGTGTATGCCAGACAGCAGTATTTCGGGGGTTTTTATATGTTTTGCCGTGGGTAAAGCGATCCCCGTATATAAAAACCCCTAACTACCCTAATCTATAACGAGCCAAAAACGAGAGAGTGATTTCGATTCCTTTGATTTTAAAAAATCCCCGCGGCCAAAAAAATCGCCCAGGGTCGCATAAATATCTGTAGGGCACCTTATAAGGGAAATGAGAGAGATTGTCGAGTACCTACTAGAGGAAGGAATCGCTGAAGATTATGAGAGTGCGGTTGTCATTGAGATGAATCTCGGTGATAAGATGCGGTGTATGATTCAGAGAAATCTAAGTCTTCGCCCTGCGAAGTGTGTAGATGAACCTGAAAGGGGACCGATGGTCTTAAAGATCAAGAGATGTAAGATGGAAGGTTCAGAGGGTGGTAGTCCTTATAGGGAATGGAAACCGAAACCAGAGGATAAGAAGAAACCAACAAAACCAGAAGAGGGGTTTGATGAGTTCCGTAAACGCTGGGGGATTAAAAGTGTATGAGTTATTCTATCATTGGTAAGAAGAGCAAGGGCGTGGAAGTAGTATTTTTAAGTGATCTAAGTTATGAGCAAGCGAATCAGAATCTTACGATGATCAAACAGATGATACAAGCAGGGATTAATACGCAATATACAGAGGAAGATTTTAGGATAGAGAACGATGGTTGAGACAAGATTTCATATTTACAAAAAAGGCGCGATTTTAAATGCAGACAAGGTAGTAGGAGTCATGGAATCTGTAGATGAAATTATTAATAAATTAAGAAACAACGAAATCTCACTAGATACGCATGAAATTGAGCAACTTGACTGTGAGGATTGTGACGGATCGTATTGACATTGTGATATATAAGTGGTAAGATGGATTGAGAGACGACGGTCTCTGAATACCTACATTCATTTCTATAGAATTCATGGCAAAAGGTTTTAAGATTGTTACAACTCCTCCGAAAGATAATTCGGAAGAGTTTGATATTGCAGCAGCGAAAGAGATGGTAAAAGGCAAGAGTATTGTCTTTTGTATGCCTGGGCGTGGATGTTCTTATATTTTCTTGAAGAACTTCGTGCAACTCTGTTTTGATCTGGTACAGGCGGGAGCGAGCATTCAGATTTCTCAGGATTATTCCTCGATGGTGAACTTTGCTCGTTGTAAGTGTTTGGGTGCTAATGTTCTTCGTGGACCCAATCAGAAACCTTGGGACGGCAAACTCGAATACGATTATCAACTTTGGATCGACTCTGATATTGTTTTTAACTCGGAGTCCTTCTGGCGGGTTCTCTCGATGGATAAGGATATTGCCTGCGGTTGGTACGTTACTGAGGACGGGAGTACGACCTCGGTTGCCCATTGGTTGGAAGAAGACGACTTTAAGAGCAATGGTGGCGTGATGAACCATGAGACCATTGACACGATCACTAAGCGTCGTAAACCCTTCACTGTGGACTACACTGGTTTTGGTTGGACCCTGATCAAGAAGGGCGTTTTTGAATCCCTTGAGTATCCCTGGTTTGCTCCTAAGATGCAAGTGTTTGACTCTGGTGAAGTTCAGGACATGTGTGGTGAAGACGTGTCGTTCTGTTTGGATGCCAAAGAGAAAGGTTACGAGATTTGGTGTGATCCCGTTATCCGTGTTGGTCACGAGAAGACTCGTATCCTCTGATGCAGAAACTGTATTATGATTTTGGTTATGCTAGTAAGGCAGATCCCCTATGGGATTTGTCTTACGAATTAGAACCGCAGAAGTTTCCATTTCGTTCTG